ACCCTTGTTCCTGAACCATAATCTGCCCTTACTCCAAGAGCGGCAGATGTTCCACTACTACTATCAGAAGTAAAATATGCTGCATATTCGTTATCATCAACAATAGCATGCAATCTTGGCCCAAAAGAAGAAGCTCCAATACCTAAATTACCAACATTGTCAAGACGCATTCTTTCTGCAGGATTTGGGTCTGAACCATCTATCGTCATAAATATTAAATTTCCGTTTGGTGCATTATTACTAACAGTACCAGCTGCTTGAGATTTTATGACTGCA